TTCTATTGCAATTACAGGACCTGCTACAAAGGCCGGAAGCGGTACAGTGACAATCGGCGGCATTGAAGCTGATTTTGCAGTTACTAAGGGTGAAACTGCGGCTGAACTTGCAACTGCTCTTGTGGGCGCAATTAACGCCGTTCTGGATATGCCGGTTACTGCAGCTGTTGATTCAGAAGATACAGCAAAAGTTGTTTTGACCGCAAAATGGAAGGGTGCTAACGGTAACAGAATTCTTCTGGGCGCTGAATATGACGCTGAAGGCATTACTTTGACACTTTCTGCAATGGCTGATGGTGCCGGTGTTCCTTCTGTTTCTGGTGCTTTGGCTTTAATCAATACGGTTTGGGAAACAATGATTCTTAACACATTTGATTACAACGATTCTGGACTTTTGAATGAAATCTTTGAGTTTGGAAACGGCCGCTGGGGTACTCTTGTAAAGAAGCCTATTCTTTGTGCTACAGGATGTGTTGACGGTTATTCTACACGTACTGCAATTACTGATTTGCGTACAACAGACTATATCAACTTCCTTGTTGTTTCTGTTGGCTCTAAAGAATTGCCGTGGGTAATTGCTGCAAAGGCAATGGTAAACGATATTCTTACAACAGCTGATTCAAACCCAGCACAGAACTATAAAGGCCTTTTGACAGGTCTTAAAGCCGGCGCTGATTCAGCCCAGGAAGATTACACTGTAAGAAATATGTCGGTAAACAAGGGTTCTTCTACTAACATTAAGAATGGTAGTGTTGCCCAGCTGAACGATATTATCACAATGTATCATCCGGCTTCTGAAGGCAAATATCCTTCAAAACGCTATGTTGTAGATTTAATCAAACTTATGAATGTTGTTTACAACGTTCGTTTGATTATGGAAGCTGATTCTGTTGTGGGTGCGCCACTTGTTTCTGATACAACAGTAACAACTAACCCTTCTGCAATTCAGCCTAAGACTGTAAAGGGATGGTTTGCAAACCTTGCTAACAGCCTGGCATTGAAGGCACTTATCAGCGATCAGGACTTCACAAAGAAGAACACTGTTGTTGAAATTGACAGCGAGAATCCAAAACGCCTGAACGTTTCCTTCCCGGTTAAACTTTCCGGCAACGTGGAAGTTGCATCTGTTGATGTACTCTTTGGATTCTATTTAGGATAAGGAGGAAGAAATGGCTGGCGGACCAATAGAAAGTATTGTAATTGCTGGAAGACGCTTTACTACTGATGGTGAAGACACCTGCGAAATTACTTATTCAGGATATGACAACGAAGTAAAGCCTAACGGTGACGGTACACAGCGCATTGTTAAAAGCGTTCACACTGGTGCCATTGAAGGCTTGAACCTTGTTATTGATCCAGCGCGTGACGACATGGAGTTCCTGAAGGAAATGCAGGATTCATGCGAGTTCCTGGAAGTTTCTGCAAGTTTGGTTGACGGAACTGTTATCAACGGTTCTATGCAGCTTACTGATGCGATTGCCCTTGATTCAAAGGAAATGACAGCTGAAGTAACTTTGAACGGAACCTGCGAAAAACTTTAATTAAATAAAAGGCATCTGCGGCATTCCCTCCCACCCATGCTGCAGATGCTTCTACTTTTTAGGAGATTATTATGGCTGATGAAAAGAATGTTGCTATGAGTGACGATTTAGCGGTAACTGAGTTTAACCGCTGGGCTGAAGAAAACGGAATTGATGTTGATACAACTTCAATGAATGATGAAGAAAAATCAACTTTTGACAGCCAGAAAAGAACTATCGTAAAATCCATTGCAAAGGGTCAGACTGTTGTTAATGACAATGACGATCTGGAAATTACTTTAGGCGCGAAAAACCCGGAAGGATATGCCGGAACAAAACTTGTATTCAAGGCGCCTTCTGCTCAGGCTTATCTGGGAATGGATAACTTTAAGGCTAACCAGAACGTGCATAAAATGGTTGCTTATATGTCGGCAATGACCGGAAAAGATATTGCTTACTTCAGCAAAATTGCAAACGCTGACTTTAAGCTGTTTATGGCGGTTGCCACTTTTTTTATTACAAACTAAGCGTGGAAATCGCTTATAACGGTAGCAGGAAAAAGGTTCAGGCGGCGGCAGGTATTCCGGTAATGATTCGTGAAATTTACACTACTTATCATCTGCCGGTAATGCCTAAAGAATTGACTTTGGCGGATGTTCACTTCTGGTATGATCCGCTTATTCCTGAACTTGTGAAAATGCAAAATGAAAATAAGAAAAATAAAAAAGTAAAAAAGTAAACATACTTGCTAGGGGCCGTTTCTGTTGTTAATAGAAGCGGCCTTTTTAGTTATAGCGTTTTTCTTCTTTTGGGGTGAAAATTAAAGCATGGCAAACAGATATAAAATAGCGACTGAATTTACGCTGATTGACAATGTAACAAAGAAATTAAGAAGCATGGGCGCGCTGGGTGACGGTGCCGGAATGGCGCTGAATAAAAGTTTTGCGGCTGCCCAGGAGCGTGTTAATAATTTTGGAAGAAGCATTGCAAACGCCGGAAAGATGGCGGCCGGGCTTGCTACAGGCGCGTTGGTTGCCGGTGTTGGTGTTGCTACTAAGCAATTTATTGATTTTGACGAAGCCATGCACGGGGCCGGCGCTGCGTTCAGTGATATTGATTCTAACGCTGCGGATTTTACTGACAGATTGCAGGTGATTGGAAAGGCGGCGCGTGAGGTTGCGGCATCTACTGAATTTGATGCTTTGCAGGCGGCTAACGCAATGGCTACATTGGCGCGGGCTGGTGTTGACAGTCAGAATTCTATCGCGCTTTTACCTGGTGTTGCTGATTTGGCAACAGCGGCTTGTGTGCAGCTGGATGAAGCTGTTGGAATGGCTGTTGGCGGTCTTAATACAATGGGAATGATGAGTAAAGATCCGCTGATTCTGGCTGAGAACATGAAGCGTTTAAGCGATGTTATGGCTTATACGGCCGACAGTGCAAACATGAGCCTGACGGATGTTTCTGAAGCCATTACACAGGGCGGAAATTTCTTTAAGACTGCAAATAATGATTTGAATGTATTCAGCGCAAGTTTAACAGCCCTGGCAAACAATTCTATTGTGGGTGCGGAAGCCGGCGTTCACTTGCGAAACATTATGACTAATCTTTCTGCGCCTACGGCTAAGGCTGAAAAGGCTTTGAATGAACTGGGCATTCAGACAACGGATTCAAACGGAAATCTTCTTTCCCTTACGGATATTGTGGGACAATTTGCCGGTGCTTTGGATGGCATGGGTGACGCTAAAAAGAATGCTTACCTTTATGACATATTCGGAAAACAAAACCTTGCCGCAATGAACGCGCTTATAAATACCGGTGCGGATGCAATGCGCAATTATGAAGAAGCGGCCAGCAATGCTACCGGAAGTGCGGCAAGTAAAGCGGCGGCTATGCGTTCCAGCATTGGAAATCAACTGAAGGTTTTAATGTCGGAATTGACGGAACTGGGCTTTAAGTTTGTTGAAGCGTTCCAGGTTGACGGTCAAAACCTTATTCAGTCTTTAACAACGGCAATTCATAATTTTGCAAACAGCGGGGCTTTAACTCAGGTTGCGGAAACTATAAGAACTATTGGAAGCATTATTGGCAGCGTGATTCAAGTTATATGGGCTTTAAGAGGGCCTATTATTGCGGTAACTGCAGCGGTAATGGCTTACCGGCTTGTTATGGATGGAACGGTCCTGGTAATGACCGCTTATAAAACTATTGTTGGAATTGTAAAAGGCGCTGAGCTTGTTATGGCAACGGTTAAGGGAACTGCTACAGCGGCGACTATTGCAGAAACGGCGGCTACTACAGCGGCAACAGGCGCACAGGTTGGATTTAATGCGGCGATTGCGGCAAACCCGATTGGTTTTATTATTACGGCTATTGTGGCTTTGATTGCTGCCATTGTTGCGCTTGTTATGAACTGGGATACGGTCAGCGCAAAAATTAAAGAATTCTTTGGCTGGGTTGCCGGGGTTGCGGTTGGAATCTGGGAAGGCATTGTGGGCGCGTTTAAGGCGTTTGGCGAGTGGATAGGCGGTGTATTTACCGGCATTTGGGAAACACTTAAAGCAGCTGTTGGCGGTGCTTTGGACTGGATCAGTGAGAAATGGGCGGCCATTACTTCTTTCTTTACGGGCGGCGGTATAATTCAGGCTATACGAAATATAGGCGCTTCTATATTTAACTTCATTATTGCGCCGGTTCGCAAAGTGCTTGAACTGGTGTCAAACATTCCAGGCGTGGGAAAATTGGCTGATAAAGGCCTTGACGGGCTGGATGCGCTTGAATCAATGATTCGCGGGGATTCTGCAGAAATTGCTAATTCTACACCGACACAGACACCTGCAGGCGTTGCGGAATATTCTAAGACGATTACAAATAACAATAACAGTTCTGTTACAATCGGACTTGCGCCTGGATTGCAGGCTAATAATTACCAGCCGGCGCCGGAAGTTACGATTCAAAGAACAAGGTCGGGTTCGTTCTAAGTTTGCGTTATAGCGTTATTTACGGTTTTGACTGAAAATAATGCTATGGCGTGGAATGAAGAAATAACAGAAGCGGCTTATAATTCGCCTTCTGGTAAAAGACAGACTTTTATTTTTGAATCGGTTTCCAGGGAAACTGACCTGAAAACTGCGGCATACACATTCCCAGAAATGGACGGTCAGGAAATACAGTCTTTGGGTGTTGGCGGCCGCCGGTTCCCGTGCGTTTGTATTTTTACCGGTGAAGATTGTTTGAAGGAAGCTGATGCTTTTGAAGAACTTTTGAAAGAACGCGGAAACGGGATTCTTGAACATCCGATTTATGGCCGTGTTGATGTTGTTCCCACCGGTACGATTAAAAGAAGCGATGATTTAGTTTCAAAATTAAATGAATCTACTATCGAAATTACTTTTGCGGAAACTATTGTTTTA